ATTGATCTGCAGAAGACTGGCCGGGCCTGACCACAGATAGAGCGAACGTAGCGCGTCGCGTAGACGATCCGGCACGATAGGGGGACGTTCGATTGCAGCGCCAGGAAGCGATTAAGAAAGCCGTTGTTGATACTTTCACCCTGAAGAGCACTGTAGAACTCGTCCGGCGTCGAGACGCCGATGATCGAGACTGCCGGACATGAAATGAGACCCGTGCGCCGAGCGGCCCACGCTGGTGTCGGTAGCGTCGAGAACGAGACACCCCAAAGGCTGCGGAAAATTTGACTTACGGCGGCCTCGTGATTTGACGCTCGCCGACTGGTGATCGCCTTGAGGAAAACGCCGATCTCATCCTGTGGACACAGCGCCAGCGGCTTGTAGTCGAGCAGGTCGATCATTGCGGAGAGCGAAAAGAACTTCGAAGGTCCAATGTGATCCCCCGCGCCGGCCGCCTTCATGAGCCGCACAGCGCTGTCGAGGACGTGCTGCTTGCCGTTGCCGGTCGGCGCTATGCCGACAACATAGAGATGCGTCGCTGACCGTGTCGGACCGGCGACGCGGCGACCGATCAGCGTGCCGATGACCGTGATCGCCGTGCCGAGGGCCAGGACACGATTTGGCCGGCGTGCCGTTTCCGTGATCCAGTCAACGATGTCGCCGAGCACGCCGGGGATGTCGATCGCATACTGGACCAGGGGATCAGGATCGGGCGCCGGCTCGGTCTCCGGCTGCGCCGTATCGACGACGTGCAGCTCGACCGTCGCGCCGCTCGACCAGCCGAGCCGCTCGGCAAGGAAGCCGAAGGCGCGATCGAGATCGCAGCCGAGCGCGACCATAACCAGATCGAGCGGCGTGTAACCCACGTCGGCACCGAAGTCACGGATGCCTTTTGGATGGATTTTTAGATTGAGATCACGCTCGTCGTCCGACTTGCCCGACGAGGACGGACGCCATGTCGGTGCGGCCTCGTAGCCGCCGCGCGCAGCCTTGAGCCGGTACAATGACAATGCCGGCACCCAGGCCGCGAGATTGGCCATGGCGGCGTCGTTAAGCTCGCGATGCGGCGTGTCCTCAATGGTACTCGACGGCGGCGGCTGTTCACCCGCATAGCCGAACGGCGCAAGCGCGGTCGAAATGCGCACGACGATATCGTTCGGCAGCCCCGGCAGCTCGTCCGGCTTGACCGCGTCGAGACCTTCGGTCCCGGTCCACCGGTAAGGCGCGCCGGTGTCAGGGTGCACGGTCGGCGGGATGACCGTCTGCCGGCCGGGCCCAATCAATTCGCAGATGACTTCGCCGTCGATCAACCATCGTTTCGATGACGCGATATGTGGCGCATAATAGAACAACGTTTCCCCGCGCCTGCCGACCTTTCGCACTGTGGTTCTCGGTAGCACGACGTCGAGCGCACCGTGGATTTCCACGCTATCGGTGTCGACGTCGATCGCCACCATGCCGCCGAAGCCGCCGAGCACGCCGACGCCGGTGTCGCCTTCGCTCCAATGCTGCAACTCGGTTTCAGACGGCGCGCGGTTCTTGAAACGCGTCTGCCAGCGCGGCAGGCCGATCCACTGGCCGTTCGAAAGCACCCCCGGCCGCTTAGTACCGGGAATGATCGGCAGCGCGCCGTAACCGCGCTCGATCAGACGCTCGGCGATCTGTGCGAATGCACCCATCTAAAACGGAGCCTCGTTCTCAAGAATTTTCCGCCGCATTGTCTGTTCGAAACTGACGAACAAGCGTCGCAGGAATTCGCGCCACTCATCGCCGCTCAACGCGGCGAGATCCGTCTTGCCGATCTCATCCAGATATGCGCCGGCCAGCCTTCCGGCCTCGAGTGCGGAGCCGATCTCATACGCATCTAAAATTGACGACGGCATCTTGTAGATCCCTTTTGCAGCCTCGTGGCACCCACCGTCGTCACACAACCAAACAATCGGACGGCCGTGCCGCCGTGGCGTGTAGCCGAGCCACACCGCATGCCGCCGGCACACCGCGCACACCGTCGGTTCTCTAGTCGCAAAGCGGCTGATCACGTTGCTCAAAAGACAATCTCATCGTTGACGGGTCGAGGCTGAAACGCTTCCGCACGTGAATGAATTTTCCACGTCTGATAGAAACGATCGATCTCAACACATGAGCCGTCCGCACGGATCAGGCGACGCTCGTCCACGTTCCAGAATTTGCCGTTGCGCGAGACGCTGATCTCATAAGGACGGTCTAGCTCGGCCTTGCGTTCGATCGCTTCGTCCACACTGATCGGCACCGGTGCCTCGCCGCCGAAGGCGAACCAAAATTTTTCTGCAAAGGTCCGCGCCTGTCCGCGGTGCTCGAAGGCGACATAATCTTTGTAGACCGAGAGGCCGGACAGATATTCGATGCACAACGTCGGCGGCGCGTCCGGGTTGCTCCATTTCGCGTGCTTCCCCATGTGCACGTTCATCACCGGGAACCACGCCGCTTGATTGGACAAGATCGGCATAGCGTCCGCGCTGGTCGCGTGCTTGGCGACCGGCTTCGGCTGTGGGAATTCGTATCCGCAGGAAACGCATTCCTTAACGGCTAACGGATTTAGCTCGTTGCACTCGGGACACGGCTTGGCGAGCACGCTGCCGACCTTCACGCCGACCTGAGCGCCGCCGTTGCCATTTGTCGCTACGGACACACGATCGACCGGTCCGTGCCGATAGACGTTTTGCGCGAAGTCGAGAATGACACAGTCGCGTTTACCTTCGCCCTTGCGCGTTCCGCGGCCGACCATCTGCACGTAGAGGCCGGTGGACAGCGTCGGCCGCAACATGGCCAATAGATCGATCTGCGGCACGTCGAAGCCGGTTGTCAGGACCATGACATTGACGAGGCAGCGAATGTGTCCGGCACGAAACGCGGCAATGATGCGCTCGCGCTCCGCTTGCGGCGTCTCGCCGAATACCGCCTCGCATGTCACGCCACGCTCGCGCAGCGCGTCGCGCACGTGCGTAGCGTGAGAAATGCCACAACAGAAAACGAGCCAGCATTTCCGGTCGGCACCGAGCGCGACGATCTCGTCGCATGCTGCGTTGATCTTGGTCGCGTCGTCGGCTGCGCGTTCCAGCTCGCCGGCGATAAACTCGCCGCCGCGCCGGCCAACGTCACGAACGTCGATCGTCGTCTTGGTCGCCTTACTGGAGAGCGGCGAGAGCCACCCGTCGGCAATGCCGCGATCGATGCCGTAGTCGAAAATAATCTCGTCGAAGATCTTGTCGTCGCCTTCGGTCAGATAGCCGCTATCCAGCCGAAACGGCGTCGCGGTGAAGCCGCACACTGACATGCTCGAGTGCGCCTGACGCAACACGTCGAGCGTCGAGCGATACATGCCGGAGCCGTCGTGTGGGACGAGGTGACTTTCGTCGATCAGAACGAGGTGACGCCGGCCGAGTCTTTCAGGTGAACGAAAGACGGATTGGATCGAAGCGAAAAGTATCTGTTGATCCCAGTCGCGGCGGCCGAGCGCGGCGCAGTTAACGCCGAGCGGCGCATCAGACCAGAGTGCGAGTAGGTGCTTGACGTTCTGTTCGATTAGCTCCTGAACATGCACGAGCATGAGAACGCGAACGTGCGGATATTTTTCGATAGCATCACGGATCAGCCAAGCGATCAGTAGGCTTTTGCCTGTAGCGGTCGCTAAGGAGAGAAGCGGGTTGCCGCTTCCCTCCTTCGCCCAATAGGCGTCAAGCGCGTGGAGCGCCTGATGCTGGTATGGCCGCAGATCAAACACCGGGTCACCCCTGGTGCCAGGGTGCTTTGCCGGCCGGCTTCGCGCCGGCCTGCGGCTTCGTCGCCGGTGTCGCCGGCGTGGCCGGCGTGGCCGGCTTCGGTGCCGCCGGTGCCGGAGCCGCCGGCGCTACTTCCGCCAGCGGAAGAATGCGCATCACCTTGTTTTTGTCGTCGTAAACGCCGGCCTTGTCGCGCTCGACTCCGACCTTGATCTTCGCGCGTTTGAACAAGAACACCTGGACATCTTCGATGTGCTCAGCGATGCCGCAGGCGACGGTGAGATCCTTTAGTTGCTTGCGACCGATGGCCTGCGCCTGCTCGGAAGAATGCACGAAAGTGATACGCTGCCAGACTTGCCGGCCGTCGTATTCACCCTCATCGATTTTCCAGGTCAAGGCGATGTAATACCCGTTACCGCTCTGCGGCTGCATGACGCCGATCTCGACGATCGATGCCGGATATTCACCAACAGGGATCAGCTCCCAACTGCTGCCATCTTGGTTGTTAGGATCAAAAGGTTCGGGAAGTTCAGTCCACATTTTAGTTTACTCCATTAGGTTGAGTTGCCGCCGTGACCGCCGGCGGCTGCGGGAAATACGAGGCGAGCGCCTCGTAACTGAAATCGGCCGGCACCGGCATCTTGGCCGGCAGGCCGTATCTGTTCTTGGCGACGAAGCTCGGCCGCGCTTCCCAATGCAGCCAGCGCTGGGATCCACCGTCGGCACGTGCACGCTTCTTGCCGAAGCCGGCGTCGTCTTCTTTCACGTGCAGGTCCGGTGCGAGGAAACCGATGGCGTCGCACCAATCTTGAACCAAGCCACGGGCGCGCTTGTGAAGGCGGAGCTGATAGGACGTGTAGGAAGCGGTGCGCGGATCGTTGACGGTCTCGATCGTGCTATGCGCGATCAGCACCACGGTCATGCCGCGCTGGCGGCGCAAGTAATCGAGACCGTTAAGAAGATCGATCCACCAATTGTCGGCGGCGACGTAGCCTTTTCCGTAACCCACCATTTCGATGGAAGCCCAACCTTGCGACGAGCACAGATCGCGCCAGATCAGCGCTTCCAACACGTCGAGCGCGTCGATCACGACCGTACCGAATTCGTGC